TGGCGAGTTCTTTATTAACTTCAGCCATTGCACTTACTCGGAAGACTGCGTTACCATCCGCACTGGTACATCTCGCGGATACCGCAATCTATCCGATCTCATTTCCGATTATGGATTCCAAGACGTTGACTTAATCTCTCTAAACTAATGAAGAAAATTAAACTACTCGTGGCCGGCATAGCACTGGCCTTGTCCTCCAACGCTCAGACAATTGGACAATACTATGGAGGCGGTATTGTATTCTACCTCGATCAATCAGGTACTCACGGACTAATAGCGGACACCTCTGATGTTGGTATTGCACAGTGGGGATGTTATGGAACTTCAGTATACAACACTACGCCTGAAGTTGGATCTGGATCTGATAACACGTCTCACATTGTTTCCGAATGCAATGATGCTAATTTTGCCGCCAAGATTTGTAATCTTCTTGTCGCTAACGGATATAGTGATTGGTATCTTCCAAGCCTATATGAGTTAAGCCTGATGTACAGTAATAGAAATATCATAGGCGGATTCAAAGAAGGTTACTACTGGAGTAGTACGGAGTCTAATGAATACAGTTCTTGGACATTCTATTTTGGAGGCGGATACGCATACACATTTTATAAAAATCAAGGGTATTACATAAGAGCAATAAGATCATTCTAAAATGAAAAAACTAAAACTACTCGTGGCCAGCTTCGCACTGGCCTTGTCCTCCAACGCTCAGACGATTGGGGATCACCTGAATTATTTCCAACGCGAGGAACCTGATGGGTTACTTGAAACAATCTCCACTGGGTATACGTACACTGTGGTAGACAACAACCTGACGATCTACTTCTTTGGGTACGATCTTGTATGCAGTACTATTGCGATCCGCCCACGAACTCCTGAAGGTAGGCAGAGTTGGATGAGAGCGCTCAACCAATCATGGACGCAGACAAGTCTCACAACATGGACATACCTACGTGACAACGGATCTATCCTTGAGTGCGAGGTAAGCAATGTAGATGAGGTAGGTGTAGTATTTTGGATAACCGAAATTAAATCAGAGATATGAAAAGAGTAGAGATAAAAGTAATCTTTAACTGCACGGAGGAGCAGTTCGAGGATGGATTATTCCAAGAGTTCATCGAGAAAGTTGCCGATGGATCTTTCGAGGCGGATCTCAAAGAGGAGTCCGGCCTATCCTTCGAGGATGTAACTGTCGAGTATACGATAGAGTAAAACACTTTTAATAAAATAATATGGCAAACGGTAAAAAACCATTAAGTAAAAAGAAGGCTATCCGTGATATGCGTAAAGGCGTAACAGGTAGGCAGAATCCAAACGGATCTAAGTCAACTCATCAGATGGGCTGGGTTGGAGACCCTTCGAAGAAGAGGGGTAACTTCGGAGTCTATCCTACGATAGCCCCACTGAAAGGCAAGGAGAAATCTACAGATCCCAAAGACTGGAAGGAGCAGAGTCCGCAAGAAGCTGCCGCTAAAGGAGAGATGATCAACGTCAGATCACAAAGGAAAGCAAGAAAGTTATCTGCTGGCTCTTGGAAAAAGGGACAAGAAAGAAGAGATGCAATGAAGGAATATCGCGCAAGTAAAAAGAAGAAGTAGATAATCCAAGTCGGTTGGCGTAAGCGGGAATGAATACCGCCTATGGGTAACGCCCCGTATTAGTACGGGAGATGCGGGTTCGAGTCCTGCACCGACTGCTAAGTCATTCACTAACGTACCTTATCAGGTATAATGTGTTATAAATCGGACAAAAACGTGCCCTTTTGGGTAATATAAGTACCATTATTGAGTAAAATTACTAACCAAATTGAGTAAACCTATGGAACAAACAGCAATTGAAAAGATGATCGACTGGCTCAACGATCATCCAACTATGGACATTATGACTAAGTCTAATGCCATACGCGTAGCCCAGATCTTCATGGAACAGGAAGAGATGCAGGAGATACCATTCCCATTTAAAACCCAAAACGAATGCTAAAGAAATTCGGAGTAAACCAACTGATCATAGCTATGACTATGTTTATTATCGGCGGGATCGCCGCCGCCTGTGTATTGATAACAATCCTATACCTAACAAGATGAAACAACAGTTTGAAATGCTGAGAGAGTTTAACAAATCTTTCTCGTTGCCAATGTCCGATCAGATCCTCGCGTTCGATTCGCTTGATCTAAATGAGTTTAACAAGCGAGCGTTCCGGCACTCGCTAATGATGGAGGAGAGTATGGAGTACCTTGATTCCAAAGATATAGTACAGGTAGCCGACGCACTGGCTGATCAAATGTACATACTGATAGGTACGATCATGGCTCACGGTCTTCAGGATAAGTTCGAAGAGATCTTCGCTGAAGTCCACCGTAGCAACATGTCTAAACTTGAAAACGGTAAGGCGATCTATCGAGAGGATGGAAAAGTATTAAAGGGAAAGGACTACACCCCGCCTGACATCGCAAGTATTATTTATCCAAAGAGTCAAGAAAGTATGCGGGAAATTCTCTGAAGCCTACATACGTAGCCTCCCCCTCATCACGAAGCCTGTACATTTCCTGTGCGGGCTTTTTATATATCTTATCCCCCATGATCACGCTTTTAAATGTCATCTCACATGGGCAGAAGTATATGTTCTCCTGCTCCATGTGTTTGATGTCTATGCCTGTAACTATAAACTGTTTCTTCTTCACCTCGAATATCGTTCCGAGGCTGAAGTGATATTTAAAAAGGGTCATCATCCGATTCCTTAAATGGTTCTATAAATTCGTCTGCGTTTACTGCTCTTTTCTTGAATGGACTTACACCTTCTTCATAGAACCTGAACGATTCCCTACTATATTCTAATGTACAAGTACCCAGTATACCGTTGGTCGGTTGCTTCTTGATCTTCTGCGAGCTGACCTCACATAGATTGTCACGAGGATCAAGAAAGAAGTTCGGCCTGTGGTAGCAGATGATATTGTCAGACTTGTTAGCCCACATCGCACCACCTGCAAGATCGTAATACGTAGGCGTATCATATCCGCCTGACTTATTCTTAGCCGGCTTGGTAGGGTGGGCGCAGATCACAAAGTAAATGTTATAGTTCTGCGCGAACCGCTTGAACCTTGACAGAACCTTGTCCAAGTACCTATCATCTCTACCGTAGGTAGCCCAGTCATTATCCAATTGATTAAAGGGGTCGATTATAACCCCGTCGATCTTGTGTTTAATAATCATCTCGGCAAATCTTTTCAAGATCAGATCCGGAGTAGGGCTGTCATCCTTTGGATAGATGTTAAAGAAATGCTTACCGATAAACTCAGAGGCGTTCTCAAATTCCAGATCCGTCATGGGATTGGGGTGAGTCTTGTTGATAGACTTACCCACATACATCTGCATCAAGTCCTTATAGAAATGTTCTACAGGATAGTTCTCAGGTGAGAAGATGCACCACTTAGTCCCCTCGTTAATGCTTTTAAGTAGCGCCATCTGACTGGCGAAGGTGGACTTACCGATGTTACCGTATCCGTGAAGGACTGTTAACTCCGTTCTCATCCACCTGAAATGCTTGTCCAAGGAGTTGAAGTACGTAGTCTCACCGTAAGAGGTGGCGTTGTTACGTAAAGATACCAGCCCATCATAGGCATCCGCCAGATAGATGACGTCGTTAACCTCCACGTCAGCGTTAAACGCCTGATCGTTTATAATCTCCCCCTCGTTAGACACTATATCCTCTTTTAGAAAGACCATTGTCCCGTGCTGAGAGGCGTAGCTTTTATATACCCTTGCTACCGTATACTCCAACTCATGCACCGGAAACCCTGTCTCCTGTCTAACGTAATCATCGTGTAGAAATTTAACGCACGACTCCTCAGAGACACCCGTCCTGTTCATAGCGGCGGCCATCTTCATGATGAAGGTGTTTCTATTCCCCTCCACAAACAGCTCTCCCTTGCGCTCAGTCCACTTCTTGAGGTTGGAGTATATCCTTTCCTCATCGAGTGAAGCAGGGGCGCCCTTGCGTTCTATTGGACGCGAATCCTGAAGGCCATCCATCTCTACGCAGTCCTCGTTCACCCACACATCTGGATCGTAGGACTCAAAACAAATCCTATCCACGTTGATACCTGACCTATCCAGATCGGTAAAGACGTTGTTGATAAGGTACGAGAAGTGATCTCGGTGCTTGTCCGTATACTTGATCTTACAGATAGCTTTTACGCCAGTCCCCGATGGGCTGATCCAAGCGGCATAGATGAATGGGTATTGCTTTAGGTTATCCCTATGGGTGTTAGGATCTTTAACATCGTCAAAGTCCAGCACCATAAATCCTGAATGCTTGATAAGGGATTTACTATTACGCTTACTGAACTCCCCCGCAAATAGAACGCAGGGAAGTTTCATCTTCAAGGTATCAGCCGCGTCAGGTCTGGTTCGGATCATCTCCACCAGTGACCTTGACTTACCGTTCTTGATCCTGTCTATAGCTCCGCTAATAGGTATAACAAATGGCTTGTCTACCTCTTGAAAGTTTTTGAATATGGTTATCATACAATCTTTGCGAACTCAATTAGAACTCCGTGTAAATGATATAAGCAATCCTCAAGGTTGTCACTCAATGGCACGATGCCATCAATCCCAGATGGGTTACCTCGTCTCATCCGTATAACGGTGATCTTTGGGTTCTTCTCCAACTCCTTTACGAATAGTTCTACAGTATCCCCTGAGTATCCGATTGCTGTCAGATAGTTAAATACATTCTCCCTTCTTACTGTGTCAATTTCCATACCGTAAGTCCTCCATAATAGCCACTTCAATCTTTTCGATATCATATTCAGTTAGTTCTTCGTCCTCTATAAGCTCATAGCTTAGTGGAGATCTGACCCAGAGAACGTGTAGGTTCTCGCTCGCTGGTCTAAAGTAATCCCCCTTATAAACATCGTACCTGTATTTTACCACAAGTCCCATGTCCTCAATGTAAACTTCTCCGGTTTCTGTGTAGGTCATTCCTTTATGAATCTTTGTCTTGGTGTTGTTGGTATTCCTATTCCTTCTATTAGTGGCTTGTCGTGGCCGTAAGTGCTTTGCCATGATCGTGTGATGGAAACTTCTAACGCTCGTATAGCCTTAGTAATATCCTCGCCATACAATCCTTCCAGATCGCGGATCAATAGATAGACGGCGTACTCTGTCATTGGTTTTCTGATCTTGTCTCGCATCTCCATGAACGCGTCCATCGTCATGCTGAACTCCGGATCCGTCATGTACCCGTGCTTGAGTTTCTCCCACGGTGGTTCGACTGTTTTCCTTTTCATCTTTCATCTTTTAGAATGTTTCGTATACTTTCTTGGGTTCGTATTTATTATCATAAGAGAAGAACCAATCCTTATATACCTTACGTCTCCGTGCGTAATCAGCTATGGATGATCTGCAAATGCCCACGATGTCTGACCATTCGTTAGACGTCTTGCAGTCCACGTACTCCTCGTTCTTGAACCCGTAAATCTTCTTGGACTTCTTGTTGCTTATAGGCATGACTTAACTTTCTTAGCCAGATCCATGATCTTATCGGCTCTTTCCACCAAAGATAATACATAAGTGGACATCTCCGACTTATCGGTAGTATATTTATACCCGAAACTTGAAGCGATAATCGCGCCTCTTTTGGTGGTGCTTGACATACGTGCATAATGCAGCATCTTTCGCAGCCTTGCGTCAGTCATCTTAGCGTCAGCCATAGGCTTGTGCTTGTTGATAAGATTACAAATCTGTCTTCCGCTTATATACCCGTCGCTTTTTTTGATCAGGTTCAACACAAACGGGATTCTCGCCTTCTCTTCTTTGGTTAATGGAGCTTTCATAGTTTTGTAGTTTAGTTTTATATTCGTTTATCAATAACTCGTATTCAAATTTACTCATCCGGCACACTTGATGGCTCTTCTGTAAGAGCAGGTCAACAATCGTATGCCCGTATTTTCTCATTAGGTAGGAGGCGAACGCTGGTCCTGCACCCTGATTGTAGATGTTACACGCTGGGCACTGCGGTCCGACATTCTTTTCGTCCCATCTTGTGGACTTGTGTCTTCTTGAAATGAAGTGACCACAGTGCAGATCTTTCCAGTGGCTGACCTTATTGCAAGTAACACACATTGCGTAACCCTTTTCGTTGGCATGGCTCAGTCTTATATACCTGCTGAATACTCTATCTAACTCTTCTGTTAACTTAGCAAGACCATCACTCTTGCTCTTCGGTTTCCTCTTCAATGTTTACGTTTGTTACCTTTGCCATATCCACGATCTCATCCCAATTAGGAAAGAGTCGCTTTGCATCGGATATGATTTCAAGATTCGCCTTAGTCATCTTGTCCCCGTTGATGCATCTCTTCATCACACGGTTCATCCCATCAACTAACTTCTTGTATTTAAACCTGTAGTTCTCAGGGGATTCGTGACCATACAACATGGTCAGATAGTTAGAATACTCTACCTTCCAGTTGGTTCTGAACCTGCAAGTCACAGGTTCGAATATAACATCCTCCTCTTTAGGATACTTGCCTTCCTTATAAATCTGTGTCATCGCCTCGATGTCGTCCTTATAGAACTTCTCATCCGGACCTGGGTTGTACACAGGATACTCAAGCAATAGGCAGTTGTCTTTGTTAATGTAAACCACGTGCCCCTCATCCATGCCTGTTGACTTTAGATAATGGAAGATCTGAGCCTTGTGTCTGGCATCAGCTCCTCCGATCTCGTACTTCGGCCACATCAACTCGGATGAGGACTTGATCTCAAGAAAGATCTCCTTTAGTTCGACCTTGTGCATCCCTTCAAGTTTCTCAACAATAGCCATGGAAGCTGAGTGCATCATACCCGGCAACCCCATTGCCATGATATCCTCCTTCGCTTTGTCTATATTAGGTACACCACCCACCATGAAATCGGGTCTACCTGTTACAGCCAAGAGTCCATCGTATTGAAACTTTAAGTGCTGCTGTCTTGAGATCAAGATCCCCGCACGAGTCAACACAAACTGAATTACAAACTCCCAAATATTACCCGCTTGAAACTTTCTTAATGACCTGTTATTAGGCGGATTGGTTGGCGCAATGCCAGTCATCCTTAAGTACCTATCAGCATAAGCTCCGCCGATCTCCGACGCCCAGATATAATCTCTCGGCTCGATTGGACGACTGTGTTCCTTTAACAGTGAGTCGTTCCATACTTTTGCAAACTCCCATTCCATTGGTTTCATAGTTCTTTTTTTTGCAAAGGTAATAAACAATTTGATTTATGCAGCACTTGCTGAAAAATATTTTCGGTACACCCGATTGGATTCGAACCAATGGCCGTCTGCTTAGAAGGCAGATGCTCTATCCAACTGAGCTACGGGTGCATGTGGACCTGCCTGGGATCGAACCAGGGACCCACAGATTATGAGTCTGTTGCTCTAACCTACTGAGCTACAAGTCCGGATACGTTGTCTATTACGACAGGGGATGTAAAACGCATGTTTACTCCAACTCGAACAAAGGAGAATAGGCAAGGACAACATTGTCTATAACCGTATCGTCCGATCCCCATGCTTGAAGAGTTGCGTTATCTATTTCTACTTGAAAAGAACTAACGAACATGGAGTTGTCGCTGTCAATTATGTTTACCAGTGAGCATACAGCGAAAGCCGAGTCAGCATTCCGCTGCACGTTCGGAACGTACCAAGTAATAGCGTTAGCTTCTTTCTCTTGTAGCTCTCCAACTCTAATAGGTTTGATTCTGATATATGTAGTCATGTTAGTATAGTGCTAAATAAGGAATACTTGTTTGAAGAAATGATCCCGGTATTGTTACTGTAGCTGGCATAGTAGTCTGGCTATTCGAGAACATAGAAAGATATACGCCATTTGTATTATCTAATGTGTACTGATTATAAGAAGCATTCGGGATAGATAATATTGCTGGGTTTGTTGTTACTGAAGATGACGAATACAGAATGGCTGCATAATAAAGTCCAGCGGAGGCGCTATAGGTAGAGCTGAATGCCTTTTGTTTTAAGGTGTTACCACCAGCCAACGCCCAAGTACCACCATCGTTAGTTGAAAACGCAACCCTTGTAAATGTTCCAGAAGAAAGCGTGTATAATCCTACACCATTATAGTTACTTGCGACATAAGTACCTACCGTATTCTGAAGCCATTTCACCCCAGTCAAGACAGTTGCTTTCGGCAACCACACTGCTAATAAATATAGCCTTTGAGATATCGGGTTGATAGCCGTACCTACAGTAGAAGCTAATGTCGAATAAACAGGCTCTGCTTTAATCGCAGATCCGATAGAAGGCAAAGCTTCTGTATGCGGCCAGTTGATAGAGTCTGTACCTCCGCCTCCACTGTACTGAGGAATATTCAATGTGCTACCTACGAGAGTAGCCGCACCACTTGACCCTGTTGTGGTTAATGTTATAGGATCTTGTTTACCATTGAATGTACTCCAGTTTGCTGATGTCAAGAACCCTTTCGTGCTCGCTGATGCAGCTTGTCCATTGGTATAATCTATACTGACTAAGCCTGAAGTTGAGTTGAAATCCGACGCAGCAAATGTAGCTGCACCTTTGGTGGCGCCGTCAGCAACAGCATCTTGAATGGTTAATACAGGTGAAGTTCCACCACTGGAAGCTATAGGAGATATACCTATCACATTTGTAACTCCGCCTCCGCCTCCTCCACCTGTACCAGAGGAGTAAGATGTGCTCCATCCGTTCTCAAACGTGTAACAAGCTACCTCTTTAGGTTGCATAGTTGCCTTGTAGAACATGTACGGAGCTATGCCTACAGTTTTGTACACCCTTATATCAATAGGCGAAGTGTCTTCGTTCAGTATGTTTATAGACATAATCTCCCTGACAGTATTGGCAGCTGGCGGACTTAATATATCAACGGTGGTATTACCGTTGGTGTTAATCTGTACGCTAAACTTTCCCTTTACTACTCCAGTAATTGAAATGTCTTGATATGAAACGATAATAGTAGCCTCGTCAGTTGCCGGAGCTGTGTCAAGTATAGCCTGAAGCTTCTCAGTGGTGGATGATAAATACATATTAGAATGGCAGGTCGTTAGTGTCCTCAACCACAGTAGGAGTCGGGGTTTCTGAATCGTTCTCTGTGCTTACTCTTGCTGACATCTTGTAGTTCTTCCAGTCAACGAACTGATCAATCACTCCACCCAGATTAACAGCGTTAGCAAACGAATCAGAGATCTCTCCGCCAACAGTTAACCCAGCATACGCAGGTGGATTCTTTGCGGCGAGTTTTCCAAGAACTTCCTTGGCCTTGCGACCAATAGACTTGTCATCGTGAGAGAAAACCTTCGGTGTTACAATAACGAAATTGCTCTGAGCCTTTTCACCGATACCGTTTACCATATCAATACCAAGCGTCATGTTGGTGGTGATAGCTACGATACCTCCTGATGTCAGGATGAAAAGAACCATACGTTTCTTAGCGCCTTTCTCTGAGGTGTTCTTAGCAACCCAAGCATCAACCTCGTCAGCTGTACCAGAAACCACTTTCTCTCCGTTACCATAAAGCGTTACGCGATCCTTCTTAAAGAAGTAATCTGAACGATATGTACCTCCGTTTCGACCAAGCGTATCACTGAACGCTTCCATGATCATACAGTTACCAAGCAACACGCCTTCTAAAATCTCAGCAGTGTACTTGTTTTCTTTCGCCTCCTTGTCATACTCGACAAACATAGGGAGTGCGTTGTTCATCTTTACCGTCAAGCGACGTGCGATTTCAATCTTAGGTGAAGAACTCTTACCGATGCTCTTCATTTTTTCTTTCCAATTACTCATGTTTTGCTTTTTGAAACTTGTTTAACTTATGCTTTTGATACTCTTCTTCCCATACCGATCCGAGCTTTCTCTGCCTTCTTGCGTTGAAGAGCAGAGGAGCTCATCTCGGATCGTGTCTTAGGCGTTTTTGGCGAGACCCTTTTGGTAGGTCTACAGTACTCGTTAGAACCACCTGCTCCGCAAGCTTTGCCTGTGCGTGTATCTTTCCACTTCTCTTTCTCCCATCTCTTTAGGTTGCTTCCAGCTTGGCCTTTTCTAACTGTGCCTGATTCTTTACGACACTTGGCGATAGCTTGTGATGCACGGGCTGAGGGAAATACTTTGTACTTGGCTTTAACTTTTTTGTAGCAGGAGTCCTTCATTAGCTTTTCTTCATATACTTTTTTTCGAGAGCCTTCATCTTTTTGCTTTCGGACTTCTCGTGTTTCATTTGACCCTTCTTGGTTTTAGGGTCAGACTTCTCGTGCTTCTTCAAAGAAGCTGGCATTTTGCTTTTCATAGGATTATTTTCTTTTTCCGAGTTTCTCTCTTCTTGGTACAGACGCAGCTGCTTTGATAATCTTAGCGCGACCCTCAGCCTTAGCCATCTTTAATGTAGCACGGCTCTCGTTACGAACTTTGATCTTTTCAGCTTTGGCTCGCTTCATGTCAGCGCGTCCAGCTTTACGCATGGCAATCTTCTCGGTCTTAACCATGTTTACGTCAGCCGTTCCAGCTTTACGAGCTTTGATCTTCTCGGCTTGAGCCATCTTAATAGCGGCTCTGTCTTTTCTAATCGCGCCGATCATCTTGACGACGCCTGATTTTTTTGGTTTTGTTGGCATTGTTTTTTAGGTTTAAATTATTTCATTGATTTGGAACCCCGGCATTTCCATTTCTTACGGGAAAGACTATTAGGACTGTTTGGATTTTTCTTCCAATCACCTTTGATTTTAGCTGAACGTGCACAATAGGCGTCACCCTTCTTGGTTCCCGGACGAATCCTGTCCCCACCATCTTTGGCTGGGCCAGCTTGTCCATACTTTATAGTTTTTTTTCTTCCGGTTGCGGGGTTTACGACGACCTTCTTGAATCTCTTTTCCATGAGACAAAGTTAAATAAAGTTTGCAGCTTTTGCAAGTATCATTAGTTCTGTCCATTATATTCTGGGTTAAGTCCAAGTGATCGCTGGTATTTCAAACGGAGTTCGTTAGCCTTTCGGATGTACCATTGCTCCTTCTGAAAGTCCTGCTCCGCCTCATCCTCGTTCTTTAATCCAATACGCATGCGGTACTTGAAGGCGTTGATCTCGCAGAAGATAATCAAGTTCTCCATCCCCCAGATCCTTTCCATCATATCAATCGTCTCCACGCTATAACTATTATAGTGTGAAGGTGAGTTAACCATGTCTGTCATTTGTCGAGTCTTAGTGATTCTTTTTCTAATGATATAATTGTTCTTACCCCTTCAATGTTCTTCTCCAAAGATCGGATGAGTTGATTAGCTCGTTCATAGAACGCATCTCGCTCGGCCAACCTTCCAGTGACAAACAGTTTTACGTTGTCTGCCTTTTCTTTTCTGATCTCCGGGCTGGCCATGATCTCTTGAAAAACTTCTTCTCTTCCTTTTGAATGATACCATGAAGCGAACTCCATGATCTCTGGCGCCATAGCTAATAAAGCTAATCGGTCAGATAAGATTTCAGTAAGTAAAGCAGGAGGCATACCCTTGGTACTAATAGACAGAGAGTACTCTATCTCCTCGATCATAGTCAAGGTTTCATCTAATGTTCTCATGCGGCAAAGATAAATACCTTATACGAAAAAACAAATCATTTAGGAAATTTATTGTTCACATCCTTAACCATCTGACTGACAATAGCTTTGTCGTATTTCGTCTGAGGTACAGAGAAGTATTTGCCACATGATTTACACTGCATAGTAATCTGTCTCGTCCCGGCTGCGCTAATACGATGCTTGTTTATTACAGTGCGCTCGCTCAAACATTCAGGACATGCGGTAATCTCACGGCCAAACATTACAGCAGCGTTGGTCTTGTGAGGGATGTAAGGATTTAGTTTCTGATAAACCTTCTCAAGAAGATTGACATCCTGTTTACAGTAGTCAACCATTTTCTTTAATGCCTTGCTATCATTATCTAAAACTATAGCCTTCCATAAATCAAACCCACCAGTGTCCATCTTCTGTCCTACACCAAGATACTTGCCGATGTAATCAAGTTTGTTTGAGTTGAACTTAAACTTACCACGGCTTTCTTTCAACGTGTCAATACTCTTGATGGAGTGGTTCATCTGTATCCCGTGAAAGATACATCTTGTTCTAACCCATTTAATATCAAACCTGTCAGAGTTGTGACCGATAACCTCATCGGCTGTGTCTATAACACTTGCAAACTTTTCGAGCATTTCCTTATCATCTCCATTGTTCCAGGTAAGACTGTGAACTTTACTGTCCCCTTCATACTTGTAACAGATGCAAATGATCGCGCGTTCCTTTACAATGTTATCGTGGTTAATCTTGATATCATAACCTACATTCCAAGAGAAAACTAAGTTTGGACTTGTCTCAATATCGAAGAATAATCTCTTGAATTTTTCTTGTCTCATGCTGTTCCTTTTACTTTTTCAAATGTTCTGAGTGTACCTAAACCTAACATACCAAACATAAGCTCCCACAGGTTATTGTCTAATCCCGGAGGGATATGCGTCGGGTCTAATCCTTTTAATGCAGACACGTATATGATTATTGGTCTTATTAAATATTGGTAGGCTAAAGCTGCCCCACAAACCCATCCGATAAAAGGTCTCCATCCAGCTACAAATACAGACGGAGACTGTGCTTCAAGTTTATTGATAGCTAACTGTCCTGCCAGTCTATCTAATTCACCATTCGCTTGTAGCTCAGTGATCTTATTCTTGATCTCCTGCGCTTTGTTTTTGTTTGTTACCAAACGGTCCACTAATACATTTACTACCTCTATTAAAGGTGCGAGTACTGACCCTGTTGTGCTCATCGCATTCCATTATTAAAGTTGCAGCCTCGTTGATCGTCTGATCAAGATCTCTTAGTTTTTGCAAGGCTATATCATGCTTCTCTATCTGTGCTTGCAATCTTCTTCTTTCAGCTCCGCTTTTATATCTTTGCTTGCGAAACTTTCTGATTAGCTGCGCTTCAAACATTGCAAGAGATAACATGTGGTTATACTCTTCTCTCATACGTTTAACGATATCTTTGTTCATAGGTGTTTAGTGTATTCAAAATGCATAAGGTCTGATCTCTTGAAGTCTGCGCCACAAGTCCAACCCATATTCCTGAAGACATTTATAAACTCAACGGTGAATGGCGTAAGACCTTTAGCCTCCGCCATCTCCCTTGTGTGTCCAAGTGGATTGTGTCCTGCGTTTAAATCTATAGCCAGACCCCAAGAGTGTATTGATAGCTTGGTCTTACTACCTCTTATGTAACGAGGATTAAAGCACCCATCATAGGTACTGATCTCTTTGTAATGTCCTGATTCGATCAGCGCGTCCATGGTTCTATTGAACACATCTATGATATCTTTGTTAAGATACATCTTATTAGGCAGAGCCGGGATGTGAGTGTCAACCCACATAGGGACAGGCCATCTCTCCATCCATTGTGACTCGAATGCTTTAGTGTATTGCATAGGATTGCCGTACCTTGCAAACAACCTTTTATATTTCTCAGCTTCTGTCATATCTCTGAGTGAGTGTAACTTGATATCCAATCTAACTGAGGTCTTGTACTGGTGATCCACATGTAAGAACCTGAATCCTCAGACGTAAAGATCCCCCCGTCAGCTATCATTCTTGTGGTTCCGACGTAGGCTCCGTCATCAATTGTGTAGATAATAGAGAGGTCATAGCTCTGAAGTTTACGTCGAAGTGGGCTATCCACTTTGCTCTTCCGTTTTTGTCTCTTTCGAACTGCCATCGTGTTACGTTTTTATTGAACTTACTTTTTCTAATTGAACGGTTCATTGATCTCCGTTGCTTTCTGTTTGGCTCTGTGCCGCTTGGCGTGAACCAATTGTCCGGTAAGGATTTAATCTCCTCTTTTGTGAATGGTTTATTCATATCAGAATTTAATTGTTATACGTATCGTCGGGATCGCCTCAAGCCTGTATGGTCCTATGTAATAAGGACTTGCGAGGAATAAAGTATTGTGAGGCTCTGTGTTCATTCTTATATATGAAGGCCCTATACTCAAGCTCTTTGTTAGATCAATATGGGTCTTCCTGGGAGGCGCATACTTGAAGTAGGAGTTGTTCCTGACCAGGCTGACCTTTGGTTCTGCTTGCAAATAACGGCAATTTATTGTAATTAACAAATAGATAAAAACAAAAGACCGGTAGTTATACCGGCCTC